AAAAAATAGAGTATGAATGAGTCTTTATCATGGAGTGCTATCATTGCACTTATAGCATTTACTATTCAACAAGTGGTTAAAATTGTTTTGGATATTATAAAAAGCCGTTCAGAGATTGTTTTTAGTAAACTTCATCAAGAACGTGCGGAAGTTGTTAAACAGGTATTTCAGAAAATGACAATCCTGCAGCAAACTTTAATTGATTTAACTAGTATGGCGCAAATTGTAGATAAGAGTGAATCAAAAGAGGATATTCAAAAAAGGTTGAATAGACAATTTAATCAAGCATATATTGAAGCATTGAATTTCTTTTCTTTAAATAGAATTTTTTTGTCACATGGTTTGTGCAATAAAATAAATGATTTGTTATCTGGAATTAGAGTGGCTGCTTTGGATTATGAATATTCATGTAGTACAATAGAAGGAGGTCTTAAATGTAATAACAGGGAATTGATTACAAATGGGACAAGAGAAAAACGACAAATTAGAGATCAAGTACGTAACGAACTGTCGGATTTGTTGAATGAGTTAGAAGACGAATTTAGAAAGCTTCTCGGTGCAAAATAAAAAATAGGCATAGAAACCGTATTTGCTTGTTTTTAAGAAAGACTATTGATTCCATTAGTCATTGCTTACACAAAAGACATACGGAGTGATATATTTAGTAAGAGTAACATAAAGGCTATGTAATTCTCTGATAGAACGAAAATTGAATATTAAAGATAAACGTTCATAGTCGTTTTTAAAGAAGTCTTTTGATATTCCATTCATGGAGTGAATATTATTATAAAAGACACATCTAGAGATACTGTCTAAGGTTGAAATTAACACTTCGTCTTCAAATATAATATTGGGAATATTATTTATTTTATTGATTTTCTCAAATATACTTTCTGCTGTATAATTCAAGCTTTTAGCGTCAGTACTTATGGAATATGCATTTTGAGCCAATACATTTTGATCTATTTCCATATCAAATGAGCAGACTGTTTCGAATTCAATATGAGTTCCCTTTTTTATTTTTGAAAATTCTTTTACTGGTATTTTTCTATAATATTTGTCCTTAACTTCTAGTGAGTAGGTTTTAGTGACATACGCTAGCACCATCTGCATATTATTAGCTATATAAAGCAAATCACTTGATATAATACTTCTAATGACTTTTTCCTTTCTTTTCTCTGGTTTGTACACTAGGATATAGTAGAAGAAAGTACTTGTAATAACTCCAATACTAAAGTCTATAATTAAACTGTTTATTTTATCTATCTTGTCTACAGGATAGTCGCATTCAAAAGATGGAATCCAACCAAAAACGATTTGGATCAATAGAATTATCGAGACGATATTGAGTATTGCTAAAATTAGATGCAGTTTCTTCATGTTTAGATTTAAATTAAAAAATGGGCGGATTATTGCTCCGCCCGGGCTGGTGCAGAAAGCGGGAACATAACTTCCCTCACTCTTTCCACAATGCAAATGTACAAATAAGTTTTAGGAAAACAATAACTTATACCCTATATCCCTCTGATTTTAATCTTTCTAGCTCGTCTGATATTATCTGCTCAAAATATTTAGCAGTAACATTAGGTATGACGAACCACACTGGGCGGGCTCTTGAGACTGGCATTCCTAAACAAACTTTCTTTCCGCTGATTTTGTCTGAATCGTCCCATTCCTTTCTGCTGACGTTCCATCTCATTCCATATACTTTGCTACCTTCCCATTCTAATTCTGCTATTGAAAAAGAATAAAGCCCTCCATCAAATATGACTCTGACAATTTTCATGAATTTTTGGGGCGAAGTTACCTGATTTGGCTTAAAGTAAATCATAATTTTTATAATCTTTAATTTTTGTATTGCAAAGATAATCAGAATATAATTGTTTTGCAATGTTGCGAATTAAGAAAGAAAGGGCGTCCGTTCCGGCCTTGCCCTTTCTTTCTTAAAGATTTGAAACGCTTAAAAACGCCAAAAATTATTTTTCTTTCTTTTTCCTTCTTAATTCACCTAATCGGATAGTGCATTTGTCGTTGCTGTACGGCTTTTCCTCTAGGTGAAATTTAGACTTTAGATAGCCGTAGCTTATTCCTAGCTGTTCAGCGGAGAAAGTGCCGTAGATGGCAGCTTGTGAGCCAAAATAGAAATGCTTCTCCGATTTTCCATCTACTTCTATTGGTTCAGAGAGTTCTACGTGATATACTTTACTTGTCTGCTTCATTTTGCTTTCTTGTTTTCTTTGAATATTTCATCGAATAATTCAATGTATTGTTCGCTATTAGAAACTGTGATGTAGTTTCCTTTTACATTCTGCTCAATATAAATATGCGGTTCGGATTGACATATAAATTCTGATATGAAATTATCTCCATCTCTGAACCAGCTCACACTTGCTATTTGTTTTGCGCCAAATAGTTTAATTAATTGTGTACCGCTTTGGATGAGCATCTTCCTACGTAATTTTTCATCTAAATGATTACTATCAGCAATTGTTTTAAGCGCTTCTCCCAAATCTAAAATGAATTTTCTTCGAATATCTTCATCTTTGAATGCTTTTCTAATTTCGCTCTCGATATTTCCGGATATGTCATATCCTCTTATATACTTAATTTCTCCGGGTCTGTCAAGTGGAAGAATAAACTCTGCACCTTTGTATTTCTTTTCATTTAGAATTTTATGAATGTGTACACCTGTACCCCACTCAAATGGTCTGCCTGTTCCACTATCATGGTTGTCAATTCGGATAGTTTGATTTTTTAATATGCTTGTAAGTTTCTTCATGTTACAGTGTTTTTCATTTTTGCAAATTTAGTTCAAATATAAAGTATCTGATAGAATTTCTGCAAATTTTATTAAAGGTAACCCGAAGGCTACCGATTAAACATCCCCCCACAATTTAACTGCAAGATCATAATTCTTTTGAGCCTCGTTTACTGCTTTTTTTGCGTATGGCAAAGAGAAAGAGTGCTCACGTGGGTACTTGCCGGATTTTAATCCTGCATGGTATTCTTTTGCTTCTTCAAGTTTATGCTCGTATAGGTCGATGCTTTCCGGCATAGACAGATTAATGGTGTTGGCTCTTTTCTCCCAATACTTTGCTTTGTTTTCATGTTCGTAAGCCTTATCGCTGAACTCTGCACATTTACCCATATTGTTCCAGGCATCATCTATCATTTTACGATGTCCTCGTTCGCTATGGTGTCCCACTTTGATAGGCTCGCCTAAAGAAAGGAAATCTCGATGTTTGTTTGATCTTTGAAAATGCTCATTACTCTTTTGCGCTGCTGATGCAGCCCATTCATGACGACGTTCTGCTCTTTGCTTTGCCCATTCTTGAACATTGAACCCGTCAGCTCTAACAATGGAGTAATAGTAAAAACCATCTTTCTCAAACATTAAGTTAAACACTATGCTCTCATTCTCTTTACCATATTTAGTCGATACCAAAATAGTTTCTCCTTTTTCGTGTTGTTCACTGCACTTTGCCAAAAACACATTTGGCACAAATTTACTATATGTATTCATAATTAAGTATGTTGGGCAAGGCTTCCACCCTGCTGTTTAAACTTATATTGCTGCTTTCAATTTTTTTATATCTCTTATTAGTTTTTCTTGCCTTGCTACTTCATTATCTGTCATTCCGTCAAGACCTATACTTGCATACCATTCTGCATTATTGATAGCCTCTTCTAACGCTTTCTCTTTTTGCTCAATCATTTTATTGATAGCTGTTTTATCACCGATTTCAATTAATATCTCTAATTCTGTCTTTTTAACTAAGATGCAGGTTGCTTTCATAATTTGGTGTATTGTGCAGAGCTTTCGCCCTGCTGGTTAATAACATTTGTTTAATTCGTGTTGCTTAAATCGAAATCCACTAATGATTTGTATTGCTTCCTCAATTGGAAAAGACATCGACCAATCGCATGGTAATCCGTGGTCCCCGTGAGGGTCTATAAAGTGAAAGCACGCACCGGAACCATCTTTGTAAAACTCTACACTTAAACATTTGCCATTATTAAGGGCTTCACGAACTTTTTCTATTCTTTCTTTCTGTGTCATAATCAGTTGCGTTAAATGGTTAATAATACTTTTCTGTATAAATTATAAATATATGCGTTTAATAAACTCTTTTGTTAGTTGCAAATATATGTCATATATTTAATATATGAAAGGATTGTATTCGTTTTTTTTGAATTATTTCATTGTTTGATATGTAATTATCTAAAATATTGCAAGTTATGGCTGTGAAAAATAAACGAGTTTAATAAACGCATTTTTGAAATAATTTATATCTTTACCGCAAATTAATCAATTTAGATATGAAGAAGAAACTTTTAGAAGCGTTGAAAACCAAATTTGTGGGTGTTGACGAAGCCATTCTGGAAAGAATGGCAACTAAAAAGGCGGAAGGTGTGACGGATGAAAGTCAGATTACGGGAATTGTAGACGGCATCAACTTTCAAGACGTAGTTAAATCCTACGGGGACTACCGGGCTAATGAAGCGAATGTTTCCTCTGTGAAAAACTATGAGGAAAAGCACGGATTGAAGGACGGTAAACCAGTAACAGCAGGTGGTGAAGGTGAAGGAGCTAACAAAGGGGGTAAGGCGAGTTATACAACGGAAGAGTTGGATAGCTATTTTACTTCAAAGTTGGAAGCTGCAATTAAGCCTTACAAGGATGAGATTGAAACTCTTAAAAAAGATAAGAGCCAGACTGATCGACAAACTACCATATCTAATGCGATGAAGAAACTGGGATTGACAGAGGATGAAATGCAGTTCGTTACAGTACCGGATGATAAGGAGCCAGAAGAATATCTGACTGGTTACAAGCAACATCTTATCACAAAAGGCTTGAAACCTGCAGAAGACAATGGGTCGCAAGCGTCTGATTCACAGGTGCAGGATGCTGTGGCTGCTGACTGGTTGAAATCTTTAGGTGTTCCAGAATAGAACGTTTAATGTTTAATTTACAAATGACATGAAATTTAGAAAAAAGCAAGTTGGTGGATTTCGTCCTATCTGCACTGGTTCTCCGGCTATCGGAGTAGTAGGTGGATTTAATCTGAACAAGGAGAAGGTCAACTATCCGGTTGGCGTGATTATTCCTTCTGCTTCTCTTGCCGAGTATGATGAAACATCGTCCCGGCAAGTTGTCGTGTTGAAAGCATCTCGTGTTGTAGCTATCGATGCAACCGATGCGAAGAAAGTCTCTTTGCAAAATGATGAGTTCCTTTCTCCCATCTTCATGGTAGGGGATCATGTTGCAATGAACGATTCCGGAAACTTTGAGGATACTGTAAGTATCACGAAGATTATTAATGATCGTAACGGCTTTGTCGTCGTGCTTGATAAAGCTATTGCTGGTTTGAAGGTTGGTGATGCTTTGTTTGAAGTGATTGAAGGAACTGCAGAGGGTGAAGGTAAGGCTCCGGCTGTTTTCCCTATTGAGCATCCGCAAGGAATTACTGTGGGGGCTGAACCGATGGGAACTTATATCGGTCTTGACGAGGTATCTGTGGATGTTGCTATCAATTCTAAGGGAGAAATGTACTACAAAAGACGTATTCCCCCTATTCCGGAGAAGTTCATTCAAGGAATGTGCTTGAAAGACAACCCCAACATTCAATTCACTGATTCTTACTAAGAAAGGAGGCTATAAATGAAATCTATTTTTTCGACTTTTAAAATCAATGACGTAAAAACAGGGAAGCCTATTGACTTGATCGGCACGATGCAGATCATGTTTGATAAGGCGACTCTGGAAAATAAAACGCTTTGGGAACAGACCTACGTTGATCGTTGGTTCGATTTCCGTCCTCCTCAACTGGGTTTGACTGCCGAAGGCATCATGGGGAAATATAGTGTTCGTATCCGTGCTTCTATCATCGGAAACGATGCTGATACTCCATTACGCGCTGGTAGAGGGTTTGAATTGTGGAACGGTGAGATTCCCCGTGTAGGCCACAAGTTCAAAACGGATGCGAAGACATTGCGTACCATGCTGATGGTTTACGAAAATAATCGTATTAATCCTGTTCAGAAGTTAAAGGAAATTCAGAAATGTTTGTTCGGTGATTACAAAGATGCTTATCTCGGTTGCAAGGATGTGGCGGATGAAATTATTCTGAAAGCACTCTCTGGTGGTGGTATGGCTATTTTCGACCCGGCTATTGATAATCCGGAAGGACGTAAGTATCTGGTTGATTATGGTATGCCAGAAGAAAACAAACAGATGGTTGATTCTGATAAGGAATGGACCGAGGAGAACATTGATAATGCGGCTATCGATGCAGTACGTATTCTGCAGAAGATTGTTTATGAGTATGCCAATAAAGGCGTTACTTTCGATGCGTTGTTGATGGCTCCTGTTATCAAGTATTGGATGATGCGTAGTATCGGTTTACGTACCGGCTATCTTGGTAAAGATAAGAATACCCGTTCTCTGACAGAGGATGAATTCTCGGCTTATCTGAAATCCATGAAGATTCCTAATATCATCGAAATCAATAAACGGACTGCTTACCAGAAAGACGGTATTTCTACCAATATCAATCCGTGGGATGATAATGTAATTGTATTTATTCCTAAAACGGATGATGGTAAGCTTGGTGAAGTACAACCTGCTTTCGAGGACAATGCTATTATGCCAGACCCATCTGTTCAATACACAGATGCAGGAGATGGCATTCGTATTGCAAAATGGACTACAGGCGAATCTACAGGACAACAGGCCGCAGAGTATACACAAGGCTCTTGGCGTGCAGTTCCTATCATCTCATGTATTAACGCTATCGTTAATCTAAAGGTTAGAAATACGAATGTCGAATATCCCGACGGTGAAGAAGTTCCCGTAGGCTAAAATTCTCTGTATGAAACTCGTAGTAATTAAAAAGTTCCAAGATAAGGAGACAAAGAAGTTTTATCAACCTGGCACAGAAATTACCCATTTTAGTGATGAACGTGCAAAGGACGTAATCAGGCGAAAACTTGTAGTTGAGGTTAAACCGGTTCTTACAGACATTGATATGTCTAAGGGGACAAAAGAAGTTATCTCACAGATTGCTGATTTTGCCGATGTCGAGAAATTGAACGGCTATCTGAATGCTGAAAGTGCGTTAGAGAAGCCTCGTGTAACTGTCGTGAATGCTATTCAAGCAAGACTGGAAGAATTGAAGAAATGACAAATTCGGAGGTATTCATAGCTAAGTGTTTGCACTACAATCCTTCTCCGTTAACGGTGAAAGATTTGTTGGATGATGTGGGGTTGAAACCGGAAGACGATTGCACAGATAAGAGGAAAGTTGTGTCTGCCGTACTTTCCTACTTATCAGGAATGCGTACTTTGTCTTCTGAAAGTGAGGCTGATTGTTCCAACTCGTATGATATTGTCGGCTTGACAAAGCACATATCGATGCTTTGCAAACAGTTTAGTTTCGATACCTCCGAGTTTCTTTCTGGTGATGTGACAGAGATTGAGGACGGTTCTTGTATGTGGTGATATGTGGTATGAAGATAAAATAGAGTTGTATGTTCCAGGTGAAGGCTCCCATGATGAGAACTTTAATCCGGTGCGGATTCCGGAATCATGGTTTCCCCTTGGAGACTGTAAGATTCACGGGAATTCGTCTGCAAAGACTGTTCCGGCTGCCGATGGAAAAGACTTCGTCTATAGCTATCAGATTACAATGTATGTTCCTGCGATTATCCCGGTGCTGAATGACAAAGTGCGCATAACTAAAGCTGACGGTTCTATTTCCCAAAAGGTAATGACGGTTGCCGGTTGTGGCACTACGAAAAGAAAGTTGAGCATATTCTTATGAGTTTGAAACGTACAGGTGATTGGAACAAGGTCACATCGATATTTGATCAGGCCGTTAAACGTGTCGAGCAAGCGGTACTTTTCAATTTATATGTAATCGGTGAAGGTTCGGTAAATCATGCTCGCGAACATGGCACGTATAAAGACCGTACAAGCAATTTACGGAACTCGATAGGTTATGTAATTGCTTACAATGGTGAAATCATAGAATACGGCTTTAAAAAGAGTGCAGGGATAACGGACAAAAAGGCTTTTCATGCTGACTATAAGATTCAGGAGATGATTGGTGATTCTGGTTTTGATTTGATAATTGTAGCAGGTATGAATTATGCCAGACCTGTAGAAAACCGAGGGTATGATGTACTATCATCTACTGAAAAGTATCTGAAACGGGAAGTGCAAACTAAGATTAGGAGGATTCTTTCTAAAGCGGGATTTAATCAATGACAGGACAACAGGCTATAACTGAAATTTGTAAAATACTCGCAGCCGGAAATGTTGGTGTGCGGATTTTCAAGAACAGGAGAGAGACTAATTTCTCTGGTTCTGAATACATTGTAGTCAATCATCTTTCATTTCCGCAAGAAAGCGGTCTGCAGTACGGTTATGCTAATATCAACATTCATGTGAAGGATGCAGATACAGGCGAACCGGATAGCGGAAGGATAGACCATATTTCAGCACTTGTTTTGCCTCTGTTCAAAGAAACGGAAGATGCCGAAGGAAATATCTATACAGCTCGTTTGGGTGCTGAATTCTCTCTTTATGATGATTCGTTCTTTCCTGATGAAGACGGGACGAGTTATCAGAACTATAAAATCAAAGTATCGTATTACAATTAAATAAATTAGTTATGTCAAAAACTGCAGTATATGGTATTGAATACCTAAAATTATCTCCGGCTCTCGAATCCGGAGAAACAGCCGGGACCTTTCCAGACTTTGAAAAGGTAGCTGCCAAATTCCTTGTTAAAGCTATTGTGAAGGATTCAATGTCTTTCAACGATCAGGCACCGGGAGATACGGATATTGAGGTCGAAGATATGAACACTCTCTATGCTTCTCTTCCGTCTGATGCCGGTAGTGAGGGCTTTACAGTCCAAACTTACGACATGGGCGAGGAAGCCTACAAATATCTTATGGGATATACGAAGAACGGAGAGTGGAATGAAGAAACTCCCGGGTTCACTCTCACTAATCAAGGCGTGGAGTTAAAAACGAAAGAATTCCAAGATTTCCCGTCTCGTATCTTCCAATGGGCCCGTATGAAAGTAAAAGTCACCAAAACAGGAAACATCGGTAAATCTGGTTTCCCTAACTTCAATCTTGAATTCAAGAAACTTGCTAATCTCAATAAGACTGGTGAGGAAGTATGTGGGGCACGTAACAAGATTTACACTGTCCCGGAAGGCTGATAAGGGAAGCGGGATAGTTCAGTGGTAGAACATTAGGTTGCGGGTTACTGCCTAAGTGTCGCCGGTTCGAATCCGGCTTCCGCTACATAGTTTTTGGGTGAAAGGATGATTGTTGAAATGTGAGTAGGGATAACGAGCATTGTGGCATCATCGAAAAGGTTGTTTCAGGTGTCCCGGTCATTACGGGCCGGGACTTTTTAATTTGAGGTAAAGATGGAAAAAGACAATGTACAAAAGCAGGTTGCCGACACTATTGCAGAGCGCCCTATTTTTCTTTGGTTTGGTATGATTCCTTTCATGGTTAGGCCATTGACGTTTACACAGTTGTTTGATATTGGTTCTATTTCGAAGGATATGAAGGAAGTAGACCAGGCGAAGCTAAACGGTCGGACAAGCGTGTCGGCCACTCTTGTATATTATGAGGAAGCGGATAGGATGTCTGATATCGCAGTAATGACGATCTTTCGTAGCGTCTGGAAAAGAAAGCTGTTTGGTGGATTTATCAAGAAAAGATTAACGGTTCGCAAATACAAGAAGTTGCAGGACTATATGGCACAGACTATGGATGCCACTTTTTTTTTAAGCACTATCATTTTCCTAAAAGGTCTAAACGAGACAACGAAACCGACGAATACACCAGAAGCGACAGCCCTTGGTCAACAATTAGCGGAGTGATGAAATACTACCGTATGAGTTATGAGGAGGTTGTCAATGAAAGGTCATATTCCAATATCATGTTACTCAATGCGGCTATTCCTGGTACTAAGCCAAAGGAAGAAGGAGAAAAAGAAAAGTCAAAGGAACTTCATGCTAACGAATATTTTGCTCAATTCATGTAAAGATGGAGACACAGGGAACAATAGGTATTAAGGCTACTCTGGATATTTCTGAAATGCAGAGAAACGTTCAGAAATACGTTCAGAATATTGACATGATGCAGGACCATACAGATGCGGCTAGTCAGTCTGTAGCTAGGTCTTTCTCACAGATGAAGGCTGCCGGTATGGCTTTCTTATCTATCGATCTGGCGAAACGGTTTGCTTCGGAAATGGTTTCAGTTTATGGTACTTTCCAACAACTTGAAATCAAATTTACCTCAATGCTACAATCTGGGGAAAAGGCACAGAAGTTGATGGGAGAACTCGTAAACTTTGCCGCTACCACTCCTTTTGACCTTAAAGGTGTTTCCCAAAGTGCAACTCAACTCGTGGCCTATGGTACAGCCTCCGAGGATGTCATAGAGAAACTTACTCGTCTTGGAAATATTGCAGCCGGATTAAGTCAGCCTATTGGTGACCTGGTCTATCTTTATGGTACAAGTATGACGCAAGGCAAACTTATGACACAGGACTTGAATCAATTTGCCGGGCGTGGTGTACCTATTTTCTCCGAACTAGCAAAGGTTATGGGAGTTAATAAGGATAAAGTTAAGGATTTGGCTGCAGAGGGTAAGATTGGTTTTGACAAGTTGGAACAGGTTGTTGACAACCTTACCAATAAGGGAGGAATGTTCTTCAACCTCATGCAAGAACAATCTAAATCCGTATCTGGTAAGATTTCTAACATAGGTGATAATCTTGATATGATGTTCAATGAGCTAGGTCAGGCAAGTGATGGAGTTATTAATACAGCTCTTGATGGTACAGCTTACTTAATTGAACATTATCAGGAAGTCGGCACTGCTCTCGCTGCTCTCATAGCTATGTATGGAGTTCAGAAAGCTGCTATTATCGCAGTTGCATCTGTTCAGAGTACGGTAACTGGTATAAAATATACTGCTGAGATTACAGAACTTTCGAAATTAATCCCTGCCAAGGAAAAGTCTGCTAATGCTGATCTGGAACAGGCTGTAGCAAGTGGAAGATTAACGCAGGCAAAAGCGGAATTAATTGCATCTATGCGTGTGGAAGCTGCTGCAAATGTAGAATCTTTGCGTTTAAAGGCATTGCAAGCTAAGTCACAATACGAAGAGGCTATTAATACTGCAAGTCTTGCGGCTGCTAATTTTGAAGCTGCTGAATTAGAGGTAGCGGCAGCTAACATGAAATATAATGCTGCATTAAAAACAGGTAACGCTAGAAGTATAGAAATAGCGGAGACACAACTTGCAACAGCAGAGAGCAATAAATATTCTGCGGCCAAACAACTTGAAGCAGCTAGAACAAATGCAACAACGGCCTACACGAACTCTTCTACTGCGAGCAAAGTGGCAGAAACTGCGGCTACTCAACTTAATACAGTATCGCAGAATGTAAATACGAGATCAACAAACTTTTTGACTGTTGCCAAGACGAGATTAGCTGCAGCATCAAAAGCGTTAGGTTTGTCAATGCTTACAAATCCTTATGTATTGGCTGCGGCTGCTATAGTTGGGTTATCTTATGGAATTTATAAGCTAGTAACTTATCAGACGGATGCAGAGAAGGCCCAAGTGAAATTGAACAAACGTATACAGGAATTCAATTCTGAAACGAATGCTGAACAGGCAGAAATAGATCGTTTGTTCGGAAAACTAGATAAGGCAAAGAAAGGTACAGAAGATTACGATGATGCAAAGAAATCCATTTTAGATAAGTATGGTGAATACTTAAAGGGGTTAGGTGATGAAAAAAACGCTTTAGATGATGTTGCGAGAGCATACGGGGCTGTTAGTGCGGCCGCTAAACAGGCGGCACTTGATAGAGCTATTGCGGATTCTCATTCTACAGCTCAAAAAGATTGGGCGGATAAGCAGGGTGAACTTACTGGAGATTTGGAAAAAGCTATTCGAGATTCGGATAATTTCAGGGGTAAGAAAGGCTCTGAAAGGGAAATTTCTGCGATTATGCAGATGATAAAGAATGATTTGAAGTCTGGTGGAGGGTTATCTTCTGAAACTCAAAAAATAGTGGATACTCTTACGAAACAATATACAACTACGACTAATATTGTTCCAGGTGTATCAACGGAGGAAACAAGAATAGGTAATGACGTTCAGGTTTATATTGATCGCATGATTGCGAATAACAAACTGCTTGAGAATACTTATAAGGATATTCATGAAAAATTAGGCTATGATACTAATGAATATATCAATCTGACAGCCGAACAGATTGCAAAAGATATAGCTATGTATCAAGCTGCTCTTGAACGCTTCAACAAATCAGGAAAGAAACAAGTTGCTATCAGACATGATGGTTCCGTCAGTAATCTTATGGGGGAAGGAGAGATGCTGAATAATATTCGTTTGTTGAAAGAAGCGCAAGCATTGAATAAAGGTAAGGCAGACGAAGAAGCTAAAAAAAATAAGGTTCCTGATATTACAAAAGAGGTTACCGATGCTACTGCAAAGGTGGAAAAGCTTAAACAGGAAATTGAAGATTTGCGGAGTGGTAAAACCAAAGTGGATGCAGGTAAAACCGTAAAGTCTGTTCTTGAAGATAAAGCTAAAGAGTTGAAAGAGGCTGAATCTGCTTTGGCGACATTGACAGGGAATGATAAACAAACATTGAACTCCAAAAAAAAGAAAAAGGAGGAAGAGAATAAACTTAAAGTTGAGCAGGCCGAGCTCCAGCGGAAGATTGATGAGCAGAATCAACAGGATATAGAGAAAGCTGTACAGGCTGAACTTGAACTCTCTCAAGCTAAGATTGATGCCATGGCCGAAGGTTTCAAGAAACAGCAGGAACAAATTCAACTTAATTATCGGAAAGCCAAAGCTGACAATGATCGTCGTGCTGCTGAATATGTAAAGGACCAACAGGACACGGAGCGTAAAGAGTGGGAGAAAGAACATCCGAAGTATAAAGAGGAAGGCCTTGTTTTTGTTCCCAAAACAAAAACTAAAGATGACCTTTCACAGAAGAAGCAGGATACGCTAAATGAATATGATAAGGTTGCTGTTGAGACAAGGGAAAAGGCGGAAGCAACTTTATCTAAAGCTCTTTTGGAGCAGTACCAGAATTACACCGATGAAAGGCTTGCAATCGAGAAGAAGTTCAATGATGATATTGAAGCTCTTCGTATTCAAAGGGAGAGGTTTCAGAAGGAAGGCAAAACGGAGAAAGTTCAGCAGACAGACCGTTCAATAGCACAGGCTACAAAAATGAAGGGTGAATCCCTCATGGGGTTTGATTATGAGCAGTTGAAAAAATCTCCGGACTATATACGTGCCTTTGAAAATTTAAAGGAAACGTCTACTGAAACATTGAATTCCCTTCTTACTCAATTTGAAAATGCGAAAAGTGCGGCAGCGCAAGTTTTGTCTCCCGATCAACTTCGCGAATATACGAGTACAATTCAATCCATCATGGACGAACTGGATTCCCGTAATCCGTTTCAGTCATTATCTGATAAGAAGAAAGAACTCGCAGAAGCGGAGGAAGAGCTAGCTAATGCACAGATAGAGTTAGAAAATGCCAAGGTAAAGGCCGAAGCAGTCAAAGGTGGCTCTAAGATTGAAAATGGGATTTCTTCATCCAAGTATAATCCTGCAACCGGTAAGATTGAATCTACAAAATCTTATTTGTCCGAAGCGCAGGCACTTGATCTAGTAAAGAAGAAAACCGAAAAGTATAATGCGGCAAAAGATAAGGTTGTAAAAAAGGACAATCAGGTAAAGAAGGCAGAAAAAGAAGTTAGAACACAGATTTCGGAGTTAGCGGATACCATAGACGAACTGGGTAAGTCGATTGGTGGTCCGGCTGGTGAGATCATTTCCCTTATTGGCAGTATTGGCTCATTTACAATGACTGCAATGGCAGGGGTTGAAGCTGCTGCCGATACCTCTGCTAATGCAATAAGTACAGTTGAAAAGGCGTCTGTTATTCTAGCTATCATTGGTGCAGCCGTTCAGATAGCCATGAAAATCTTCGATATGTTCGGTAAGGATGATACGACCGAGAAATACGAGAAAGCGAAAGAAGCGTATGAATCCTATATCAATATCCTTGATCGAGTAATTGAGAAGCAACTGGAGCTAGCGGAAACTCTTACGGGAGACACGGCAAATGCTGTATATGAAGCAGCTATCGCTAACATAAAATTGCAAAGTGAGAATGCTAAAGTACTAGGCAAACAGTATTTGAACTCCGGTGCATCTGGGAAATCTCATTCAAAAGGTTACAGTGAAGTAGATGATATGTCCGGTGAA